GCGATATTCGGAAGCTGGATCGCAATCTGGAACAGGCAATAGTTTTCCCTAACCCACACCGATGTCACGACCCTCATCAGTGGCAATTACGGCACCGTTAAGGGCTATAGGTCCGGGCCGATGGTGACGTTGCGAATCGACTGGAAGTCGTCGGCCTCCGGCTCCTGGAACAGCGGCACGTTCGGCACTCTGCCCGAAGGATGGCGTCCCCCGATGGACTTGAACTTCTCCTACGGCGGACGCGACGGGAGCAACCAGAAGACCATCAACGTGAACGCCAACGGCACCATGACCTACAACAACCAGGGTGGCACGCAGGGCACGAACTCGTTCGGCATGACCGTCTCATACGCGCTATGACCCGTGGGGTCACTGCAAGACAGCGCAACCGCCTGAGCCAGTGTCCCGAAGTTATGCGGCGGGCATCGGGTCGGCGGTCCTCCATACGCCGGTGCATCCCGCGTACGCGCTGTTCGGATTGCCAAGCATGACCACACGGCCCGTATGCTCGCCGTAGAGGATGAACGTGGTGTTGCCGCCGAACACGGCGATGGGAACGTTCGACGGGTCCGCTGGACGATACCCCACGGGTATGGTCTCCCGCGCCTGTGTGTAGTTGTTCTCGCCGCTCTGGTTGAATTTCACGTTGCCGCCCGCGAAGCAGATATCACCCACGCGCGTCAGCACAATGCTGTCGTTGCTGTAAGGGATCCTCCATATCGTGGAACGCTGGGTTAGGGAAAGCTATGCGATGGCATAGGTCACGGAAATGTCCACGTATCCCCACGTCTGGGATTTGGAGCCGTAGCGGTGTGTCATCGTCACGTCACCGTTGGTGCCGACCGTCATTAGTCCCCAAGAGCCATCAGTGCTGACACCGAACAGGGCGCGTACCGGCACACCAGGCCAGAAGCCGGGCTTGAGCTTGGCTATCACGCTGTCATTCGTGGTGGTTATCGCATTGAATCCTTGCGCTTGTATGGTGACGGTACCGGCCTTGGCACACGCGGTGACATGCATCGCCGGAAACACCTGACTGGCGATGATGTCAGTACGGGTTAGGGAAAGCTACGCGGTAATCCAGCAGCCGGATATACCGACGAATCGGCCGGTATATCCGGTGCCGTTCAACACCATTTTCCCATCCGTCCCGCCGTAAAGGTAGAAACTGTTCGCGCCGCCGTTGTCGGTGCCACGCATGACCGCGCGGGAATCGCCGGACGGTCTGAAACCATTCGGGATTGTCTCGCTGACGGGAGTGTTGCCGGTCTGATTGAAATTACTTGTCAGCGTGATATACGAGCAGGCGGTGACAATACGGCCGACACGAACCAGAGTGATATACCTGTCGGAATACGGCATCTTGACTTGACCCGTGACAGGGGTTAGGGAAAGCTACGCGGTAATCCAGCACCCGCTGGCGGTCTGGTGGTATCCCTTGTCGGCTTTGCCTCGCAAGATGATATCCCCGGCAGCGTTCACATTCCAGCTACATAACGCGCCGCCGTTGTTGGACACGAATACCACGTTGCCGCTCGCGGCCGGACGGTACGCAGCCGGGATTACCTCGCTTGCGTGCAACTCTCCTGTCTGGAAGGACGCGGAGGGTGAGGCGTCCCCGCTCGCCACGACGAGACGGCCGATTTTGGTCAACGTCACCCGCATCGAATATGGGCCGTCAAAGCTAGCAGATTCATTACGGGTTAGGGAATCCCACAAAGCCCCTCTCGGCGTGAACAGGCGCACCGGCGTGCCGACCGTGATGCCATCCAATGGGATACGCCACAACGGCATGTATGCGTCAACCGCGCCGGACAGTATCTTCCCTGACGGAATTTCCGGGTCGGCGGCAGCAGTCGCGTTCGGCGTGCCCTTCAACACGGTCAACTCCACCTTTTCCACGCCGGTCGAGGAATCACGATGGTAATGCGCGCAAATAATATCATTACGCTTCACCCCCTGCGACCCGTTGGAGATCGTCACCGATTCCGCCGCCGTGATATGCCAGTCCAAACCTTGGATCGACGCGCAGCCGGTGCCGACCGTCACCCTGTTGGACGAACTCATCAAGCACTTGAACGCGTCGCCCCAGTCGAACACCACGTCGGACTTAGAAAACTTGGCCTGATGGATGATCGCCTTGTCCTCGCTCGAAATATGAGCCGTACCGGCCTTGCCGTCAACCAGTTCGATGGTCATCTTCCACTCTCCGTTTCCTTCACGATCCCCTGTCCGACCTCGAACGTCGAGGTCATGATGCCTGAATCGATTTTCACGATTTTCTTCGTGACCTTCGCGGTCACCGACAACCCTGACGCATGGTCGGCGGCCACCACCTTGTCATCAACACGCAAACCGTCACCCACGGCATCGGTCAAGGTCACGTCCACTTTTCCGCCGGTCTGCTCCTCCTGCAGATGCTTCTGAGTCTCCGTCTTCAACGTGGCCGCATCAGCAGACGTGTAATTGTAGATCTCGCAGACCTCATCGACACCTTTCAGCGTCTGCGTCTGGCTCACGTTGCCGTTCGCGTCGGCATACCAGTGCGATACGAGGCGATTCTTCAGCTCCTGCGAGCCAAGGCCGATGAGATGATTCACCGCGCGACGGTTGATCTCGGCCTTGAAGTCCACCAAGTCGGAGTCGATCGTGTTGTCGATGATGCCGACCGGCGTGATGCCAAGCAGGATGTGATTATCCTTGGCTTGGAAGTCGAGGCGTCTGCCGCAGGATGCGAGCAGATTGCGGAATCCTGTGTAGGCGTCCACGTAGCGTGGATTCTGGAACTTCCAATTCGGCAGAGTGGAGGCATCGGAGGAATCGACGGTGAACACCGAATCCAAACCGATGCGCTTCAAGAGGTTTTTGAGGATGTCAGGCAGCTTGCCGGAGACGGTCAGGTAATCCTGATTCGCATCCGGCTGCAATATCTTCGCCGTCAACATGCCAGTCCACGATTGGCCGATCCACGTGGTCGTGGACACGCCACCGGAAACAGTAACACGACGGTCGATGATCCGGCCGCCCACGTCACTGCCGTCAATCCAGAAATACCAGCCGCGGTCAATGTCCGGCGCATCCGGATCGTCGATGGTCAGCTCGAAATCGTTTTCGTCCGTACCGCAAGCCCAATCCAACGTCACCTGCGAAACGCTCGCACGTGGCGTCAGCTTGCCGTCGGCGAGGATAACGTCAACCAAGGCACACCTCCAGAAACGTCATACAAGGTCAAATCGATGCCATAATTGCTGGAAATCTCCAGCAGCGATTCTCCAGCCGGTATCGGCTCGAACACATACGAGCCGGAACCGGCACCATCGCCACGGACGCCTTTATCGAAAATGTTCGTCACATCGCCGTTCTCTGCCGTAAGAGTTATCGTCTTGCTCAAACCGGTCGCGGACAGCGAAACGTATCCGCCATGAGGCACCGTCACGTCAACCTCGTAAGTGTTGCCGCCAAGCCGGAAGGACGGATTCGTGCAAGGGCCGAAAATTATCGCGCTGAACTCCGCTGCCTTGCCAGTAGGATTGTCCACAGTCAAAGCGATTCGCGACGAAGCCAGATCCGTCGGCAGGTCGGTAGGCAGGTCAAGCTGTGAACTGGTTCCTGCGGCCATCGGGAAGAAATACTGCACCGGCAGCGCGCGACGCCAGACGCCATCGCACAAGACGACCGTGTAATCAGTCTGCGCATAGGCCGGCCAAGGCACCAGACCAAGCGATGAGCCGACGACATACGCCCGCTGGAACCATTCGCCATCGACGGTCAACATGCCAGGCCGGACTGCCTGCACGTCCGAATCGAAAGCCGTCTGCACCACGTCCAATCTTGACGGATCAGTGGTGCGGACGGTCATTTTCGCCGTCGAAGCGTTCCGGCTCACCGATTTGATGCCGCGAGTGGCCAGCGTGTACGTCCATGCGTACCCTCGCATTTCCTGCAGGTCAGCCACCCACAAACCATCGGTGTTGAGGTCGATGACCGTGCCATCATGCGACGTGTATTTAAGCTCGCGCATATTTGCGGATCAACCTCCCCAAGTCACGGTCGCTGACCGTCGAATCATTGGACGCGGCGCTGATGATCGCGCCAAGATCGTTGTGCAGGCTGGTTATCGCCGCCACCACGGAAGCGGTATCAACCTGTACGCTGACCTGATTTCCTGTCATCTGATTGGCTGTGGCAAACACTTCGCGTGGGATGGCGCGCCGGTTCAGCGCGTCCATGAAGTCGACGCCGTAATAGCTGGTGGCGAGCGCGTTTTCGACGTATTCGCCGCGTGCGATGCGGCCGTTGTCGAGGTAGACGCTGTCGCTGGTCGCGGTGCCTGGCGCCCATTTCGGGTCGACGTAGCCGTTGAAGGCGTAGCCTCCGTTGGCGTATCGGAATCGGTCGCCGTCGTAGAGGCCGCCGGTGGCTCCTGTCGGAATGTTCCCTGTGGCGTTTGCCGGACGGTATCCGCTGGATGAGTATGCGCCACCTGATTCGTCGACGTAGGTTCCGTGGATTTGGAAGTATTTGTCGGCGATCTGGTAGTTGCTCAGGTTGGTGAGCACGCTCATGGCGGGTGAGCCGTCTGCGTTGACGATGAATCCTTTGTCGTTGAGTTTCCATCCTTGGGTTTGGAGGAATTTGTTCATCGCATCGGAATTGTCGCCTTTGAGGTAGCCTGTCTTGTCGTCGATTTTGGCTCCGTTCGCGATGGCGAGGGCGATCATGTATTGGTCGCTGTCCAGGGTGAGGGTGCCGGTTTTGTCGTCGATTTCGGCGTTTGCGGCTTGGGCGATTTTCTTCATCAGGTCGGTGTTGTCTCCGCTGATGGTGACGTGTTTGCCGTCCGGTGTTTCTTTGACGGCGAGTTTGACCTGTTCGAATTTGGCGACGGCGTCGCCGGTGACTCTGACTTCGATGGTTTTCGAGTCGGGGGTGTTCTGCAGGCTGTTGACGAGTTCGTCGACCGCGTCGCGTGTGAGTCCGTAGGCTTGTGCGGCGGCTTCTGCTTCCTCCGGTGTTTTGCCGAGGGATTGCATGAGTTGGGTGAAAGCGTCGTATGCCTTGTCGATGTTCGGGTAGATGTCGTTGAGGCTGTCTCCGTTCTGCGCTTGGGCTTTGGCGCATTTGAGCGCCGCGTCGGCGATGTCGTTCAGGGCGCTTTGGTTCTCGCGTCCGGCTTCCGTGTTCAGGTCGAGGGTTTTGACGTTCTGACTGATGGTGTCGTTCGCCGAGGAAATCTTGTTGGCGAGGTCGATTTGCGCATCGGACGAGCTGATGGCGAACCCGTAGTAGGTCTGCATCGCGTCGATGACTTCGGACAGCGCGCTGGCGGTGTCGCTGACGGCGTCCGTAGTGGCACCGAACGCTTCGGCGAGGATGTCGTCGGCGCTGGCCGCTTCCTGCGCGTTGTCGGCGGATTGGCTGGCCGCGTCTGCTCCCGACAGGAGCGCTCCTGTCTTGTCGATGCTTGCCTGGGTGGATTCTTTTTCGGCCTGCGCGAGGTTGGCCGCCGAGATTTGGCTTTCCTTGTAGCCGTTTTGGAGCTCAGTGAGGCTGTTGGCCACAACCCTGTACTCGTTGCCGGTAAACAGGCCGCCCTGGTTTGCGAGCTGGGTGCGGTAGGCGTCAAGCTCCTTGTAGACTTCGTTGACGGCGGTCTTCTCGCCTTGGATGGCTTTGATATACGTGCTGTGTTTGATGCCGACCTTGTCGATGGCCTGCCACACGTTGTCGTAGCCGGTGATGAGACGACCGAGCCAGTTGTCGGTGACCCTCGCGCCGGACGAGTCGGACAGCGCCTTCTCGTAGTGTTGCGCTGCGGAGGCCCCCTCTTGCAGGGCGTTCGACAGTTGCGTGGACCGCTCCTGGGCTTTCTGCTGTTCGGAGATGAACGCTCCGAGGACCGTCGTTGCCGCAGTGATCGCGACGCCCCACGGGCCGCCAAGAAGGCTCATTATGCTGCTGCCGGCCTCCTTGAAACCGGCGGTCTTCAACTGCGCCTTGCCGGCGGACGTGCCGAACGCCTCCATCTGCTCGGAAGCGCTCATCGAGGACCCCTTGAACATCTGGAATGCGGTCTGCGCGGATCCGAGCGCCGTCTTGACACGTTGGATCGGATCGATGGCCAGACCGATGTTGTTGGCCATGATGCTGGTGCTGCCGTTGAGATTACCCGCGGCCTTATGCACAGCGCCGAACACGCCCGCAAGTGACGCCATGACCACGAGCGTCTGCTGCACTCCGGACGGCAATCCCGCGAACGCATCAACCAGCGTATCCAAGCCCTGCACCATCTTGCGCAAAGGCCCCTGAGCGCCCTCGCCGATGGAAATCATCAAGGATTCCATCGAGCCGCCCAGATTCTCCAGATCGCCTTTCAGGTTGTCGTTCTTCTTGGCGGCGAGGTCCGCGGCGTAGCCGGATTGGCTGACGGCTTTCGTCCAGCCGTCGATGCCTTCCGCGCCCTCCTCGTAGAGCACGTTCGCGGCTCGCACCGCGTCGGCTCCGAAGATGGTGTTGAGCGCGGCATTGCGCTCCTGTTGACTCAGGCCGCTCAAACCGTTCTGCAATTGGCCTGCGGCACCGGCAAGGCCGATGAACTTGCCATTGGCGTCGTACACGTTGATGCCGAGCTCGTCCATGAGGGTCTGCGCCTTGTCGGTGGGGCTGGCCAGTCGTTGGAGCATGGTCTTGAGGCTGGTGCCCGCGTCACTGCCTATCATGCCGGCGTTGGCGAACGCGGCGAGCGTGCCGGTGGTCTCCTGCATGCTGACGCCCATACTGTTGACCACCAGACCCGCCTGATTCAATGCGAAGCCGAGGTCATGGGCGGAACCGACGGCCTTGCCTGCGCCGGCCGCCAGCGCGTCGGCCACCTGAGTGGATTCGGAGCCAGTCAGGTTGAACTGTTTGAGTGTGGTGGCCATGAGTTCGGCGGCGTCGCCTACGGCCATGCCGTCGGACGCTGCGAGGTTCAATGCGCCGCTCAAACCGCCGGAGAGAATATCCGAGGTCGATAGGCCGGCTTTGCCGAGTTCGTTGATGGCGTCGGCGGATTCGGTGGCGCTGTACACGGTGCTCGCACCGGCTTCGATGGCGGCGGCACGCAGCTGGCCCAATTGTGCGCCGGTCGCGCCTGTGTTGGCCTGCACGGTGCTCATCTGCTGGTCGAAGTCTGCGGCCATCTTCACCGCAGCCACGCCGAACGCGGCCACGGCCAGTCCGGCAGTGGTAATGCCACTGGCGATGAGCGCGGACTTGCGTCCGGTGTTCTCCATGCCGGAAGCGACTGTTCTCGCGGTGCTTCCGGCGCGGGTCATCGCCGCCTCATATGAGGCTGTGTCGGCCATCAATCGGATGACGATGTTCTTGTTCTCCGCCAAAGCATCCTCCAAAAAATCAGGTCAAATGCGCCACCAAAGCGTTCGCGGCCGGATTGTCACTGCCATTCGCATCAGTCCACTGTTTCATGGCCTGCTGCATGTGCGCGGTGGCCCAGCAGACGCTGGTTTCGGCGTGCATGGTCAGCTCGGCCTTCGGGTCTTGGCAGATCGAGCGAGGCAAACCGCACATGGGGCACAATGACCGTTCGTATTCCGCCAACGAGCGCATCCAATTACGCTCCGTCTCATCCCATTCGACCTCATCGCCCCTGCTCGGCCGCCAGCCCATGAAACGTTTGTAGCTGATACCGAGCCGGCGGCAGATCTTAAGATCCTCGACTAATTGTGGAGAACCTTCGAGGCGAGGTCGAATGCCGCTTTTGGGTCCGCTGCGGTGCCGTTCAGTTCCGCGATGGCCCGCCATAGCGGCGTGAACTGGCCATCAGTGAGTTCGTCGAACAGATTCCGCCACGCCTGTTCGGTCTTGTCCTCGTCGGCCACCGGCTTGCCGCCGATGGTCGCGGAGTCAAGCATGAGAGGCAATGCCGCGGCGGCGGTGCCGAACATGTCGTTCGTGCCGTTCTTATTGCGGTGCGCGGCCAGTGCCTGCGCCCACTTGCTGACCGGCAACGCCCGCAACGTGAGCTTCAATGTCTCCGCATCCGCCTGTTCGCGGAGCTGTTCGATGCGTTTGGCGGTGGCCTTAGCCTGCCGGTTCGTCCCAGCCTCCGTGACCTGTTCGCGCGTGGTCTCCTCAGCCAACGTATTACCCAATCTGGCGATGTCCTCGGCGATCTGCTGGTTGAGGATGATATCGACCTCGCGCGTGCGCCTGACGACTTTAAGCATTGTTGTTCCTTCGCTCTAATATTCATGTTCCTTTGCCGGAAAAGAGAAAAGAGGGTCCCGCACCGGCGAAAGGGACGAAAGTCCGATGCGGGAAGGATCAATCAGGCGACCTTCACGTTCTCAGCCCAGCCGGGAGCCCGGACGGAGAAATTGACCTTGCTGCGCAGCACGCTGTTCGCGGCGATCTCCATCTTGGCGCGCATGCCGATACGGACCGCGTACACGTTCACCACGTCTCCGGCTGTGAAGGTGTTGTCGGTCGGCTTGCCGTAGCGGCGCACGAAGTAGCCTTCCGCACCCTCGGTCAACGTCTCCATGGCCGCGTTCTGCGTGGAATGCGAAGTGTTGGTGTTGTCGATGACCTCGATGCTCGGGCCACTGATCTTCTTGCGTCCGGGATTCTCATAATCCTGCGCGCTGTTCTCACGCTGGTCTGAAATGGAATCCTGCGACGGCGAGCACGACCATCCGCCCAGGGTGACGTAGTTGCTCAGGTCGGTGCCGGAGTTGATCTCCGCAGCGGTCGGCTTCTGAATGTTCGCGATGGACGGAACCCAGATCGTGTTGACCAGACCGTCCGCCGGTGTAGAAGGGACTTCAGTCCCAAGAGTCAAAACCATGACTCCTCCTTAGATATTTGGGGTCACATGCGTGACCAGTTGAATTTGAAAGTCAATAGGCGCACCTGATAGAGCAGGCTCGTGTCCTCTGCGGTAAGTCCGGCCGCATAAGCGCCGGAATCGGAGAACAGCGTCAGACAACCGGTGTCGAAGCCCTGCGCGATGAACCTTTTGCCAGCAAGTCCTGGAATCATGAGGTCATCGGCCAGCACGTTGACGGAATCAGTGGTGGTGCTCACAATGCGCACCTGCAGTGTGCCGATGCCGCAATGCACATGTTGCGTCTCGCCGACGATGTGGCCGTTCGTGGTGACCGTCTCGATCACCCACGGCGGCTTCTCCGTCGGTCTTGGCGTGGTCTGTTTGAAGACCTTCCACCCATCCGCAGGTTTTGGCACATGGTCGAGGATCGTGTTCGACAGGGTCATTATCGACTGCACTAGAATCCCTCCACTGCGGCACGCGCCACGTATTCCGCGAGCTTCGGAAGCTCTTCCTCGCCATGCTCGTAGAACCGGTGCGTTCCACCACCCCTCGCGGTGCCGAAGAACGCGATGTTCGCGAGCGAACCCGCTCCGCCCTTGGTGGGGCCTATCTCGGCGGTGATGCGTCCTGGCGTCTCGCTCACCGTGTAGGTGATCGGAATGCTGCGGAACGCCTTGTTTCCTGAGCCTTTCAGGTCGTCGCGAATCGAGTTCTTGACGTTCTGCGCGCCCTTCTTCACCGAAGCGGAGATCAAGGCGCGGCGAGCCACGCCCTTGGCGAGCAGCGCGTCACCGAAGGCCGTCAATTGTGAAGCGTCGAACAGTCCGCTCATGCGTCCTCCTTCACGTTCCAACGGCAGGCTGTGGCGTGCGTCTTCTCGCTTTGAGGTGAGACGAGCCTGAGCCGCCTGCCGACGAGCAGCGGATTGGCGGATTCCGTGACTTCCACCACGTCACCGGCGCGAAGGCCTGGAGTGCCATATGGAAAATGCACGTACAAAGACCAGACCAACGAGACTGCGCCCATGGCTTGAGCCGCGCTGCCTTCGGTCTGCTCGCTGGCGAGGCCGCCGCTGGTCTGCACCTTGCAGCTGCCTTCGTACACCTGTTCCTTGCCGGTGGCCGTCATGCCCGTGTCCGGATCCGTTGTGGTGGCTCCGGGGCGGGTGACGACGCACTGGTCGGTCATGAGGCTTTCGGCCATCTGGCGTAATTTCGGAAGGGCTCCGATGAGAGGTGCCATGCTTGGCATGTCAACCTCCTCAGTAGTCGTAGGGGTAGTGCGGCAGCGGGATGGCCACGGGTTCCGGAGCGATGACCGCCGTGGCGAGATCGCTGCTGACACGTTTCAGCAGCATGTCCCATTCCTCGTCGAGGATGGAGATCTCGCCGCGACTGCGCGAGCTGTCGATGCTGGTCTGCATGTTACCGTCGTCGATCTGCAGCATGGTGCTGCTCACGCCCTCAGGGTTGAGCGCCTTGCGTGCGACGGCGGCGGATTCCACCTCGATGACGGTCTCCTGATATCTCTCGTCCATGCACCATTCGTCCAGCACCGGGATGCGGTTGCGGATCATCATTTCGGCGCGGCGGAGCCATTTCCCGATCTGCCTGCCTTCGGTGCTGTCGGAGGCGATGTCGCGGCCGAGTTCGACCGCGACATCGTCGATGTTCGCCCAGGTCATGGAATCACTTCGCGATGATACCGGCGGTGCGCAGGCTGGCCAGCAAAGCGTTGATGGTGGCCACCTCCTGACCTGTGGTGGCGTCCCTCACCGCAGCAGCCTGCTTGGCGGGCATGCCGGACAGCACCGTGTCGAGCGGCTTAGCTGCGCCGCCCGACTGCGGCACATACACCGCGCTTGCCGGGATCATGCCCTCGTGACGTCCGTTCGCGGTCTCCCTCATCATTCACCATCCTTCTCACTGGTCTTCTTCTTCGGCTTCGCGGCGTCGGCGACCGTGCTCGGTTCGTCGGCCTGCACCTCGGCCACCGTGTAGCCGTGACGTTGGAAATAGTCGGACGGATCCGCATCGGTCTCACCGACGCCACCGACGAAGGTCACGCCGGCGGTGACGCCGTTGTACTCCTTATTCGGAGCTTCGATTCGCCACATCATGATCACCTGACCTTGATCTTACGGAGCACGCCAGCGGCCTTGGTGGCCTTCAATGCGACGCCGACCGGACCAAGTTCGACCTCGCCGCGATGCACTGCGCCCGGCTGGGTGAAGTCAGGCAGCCAGGTCTTCACGAGGGTGCCGTCGGTGGTGGTGATGCCGCAGAAGCCGTCCAGGCCGACGCGGTACGCGTACAGGCTGGTGGTGCCGTCTGAGGCGATGGGGATGATCGGATCGTTGCTGCCGGCCTTCTCGCCGGCGTCGGCGAAGAGGATGCCGCCATAGGATTCGCGGCTGATCGGACGGCCGTCCGCGTTGGCGAGACCATCGATCGGCTCGCGCACGTACATGCTGGTGCGGCGCACCATGGCACGGACGCGGGCAAGGGCCTTCTTGTTGCCGACCACGATGGTCGGCGTGCCGTCAAGCAGGTCGAGGAACTCGTCGAGCGTGTCGATGGCCTTGTTGCCTTTCTCTCCTTCGAGATCGGTCCAGTCGTAGGTGCCGGAGGCGGGCTTCATCTCGGTGCTAGAGCCGGTGAGCGCCTTGTCCAGGCCGTCGAAGGCCTTATCGTTCACACCGGTATCGCCGTTGATGACGGTATCCTGGAACAGGGTTATCGCGGCCTTCACCTTGTCGTTGATGTTGCGGGTCACCTCGTCGGATCCCTTCGGACCGACGTTCGCGAGGATGCGGTCGATCTCGAAGGCGCCGCCAAGCACGGCGAGCGTGGTGCTGTACTTCCTGGTCGTGGTGGTGCTCGGCGAGTATTCCGTGTTGATGGCGCGGAATTCGGCGGTGGGCTGGGTCTCCTGCCGACGGTAGGAGTAGTCGAGCGTCGCGCCGCCTCCTGCGGGGTTCACGGCATCATCGAAGATGAGGGAATCAAGGATGACGCTGGATTTTCGAAATTCGTCGATGACGAAAGGGTCGTAGTCTTCGAGGGCGTTGTTCTTCGCCTCTGCGAGAGTGACAGCCATAAGGTTGTCTCCTTCCTAAGGAATCGGTTACTTGTAATATGCGGAAATGGCTTCGGAGAGACTGTGCGGCTTCGGGTCGCCGCCCTTGCCCTGGCTCGGGTCGGGCTTGACGTTCGGCTTGTTCTGCACGTTGACGAGCTTCAGCAGGCTGTCCGCATCGGCTTCCAGCTCCTCGCGAGTGGATCCCTGCAGACGTTCCGCCAAGGCCTTCGGCAATTGCTTGTCGACGGCGACTTCGTATCGCAGTGCCTTCGCGGCATTGCCGGTGTTGGACTTCTCCAGGCTGGCGATCCTCTCGCTGGCCCTTTCCGCGTCGGTCTTGTCGCGATCCTCGAACTCTTTGATTCTGGCGTTCGCGGCGGCGAGCTGTTCTCGCAGCGACTTGTTGGCCCGGCGCTCGTTCTTGAGCGCGGTCATGCCGTGTTCGCCGAGCTTCTCGTCGCCTTCGCCGCCGGTATTCGCCTGTTGGTCGGATTGCGGCGGCTCAGGCTGCGGCGGCTCTCCGCCGCCCGGTTCGGCACCGGTCTCGATGGTGCGGATACGGATGAGATTCCACCATTTCCTATGCATTGTGTTTTCTCCTTGTGGTTTCCTTGGCCGTCACATCGCGTGCCGGCGCCGACACCATCGCGATGCCGGTGAAAAATTCGATTTCGGCTAGAGGATCCAGCCGTACTTGTAGAGCATGCCCAAGGCCTTCTCATGATCGTCGCCGCAGCGTGCGTAAATGGTCTCGGGCATGAGACGCGGCCTGTCGACCTTTGTGTACCGGCCGCCGTTCTTGACGAATTCCTTGGCGTATCCGGAGTCGATCATGCGTGATGCGGCGAGTCCGTGGCGCGTGGTGCCCTCGGTCGTGTACTTGATGTTTCGCCCGTCGATCTGGGCGGTGCGGATGCCGCGTTGGGCGTTAACCAGCTGGTTGAGGTCGGCTCCGTCCGCGTAGGCTCGGGCGTTGGCCCTTCCGCCAAGGACTTTGGCGAGCTGGCCCTCGTCCAATGAATCAAGGTATTCGTTCGGACTGGTGCATGCGTTTGCCGGTGCTTTCGGACCGGTGTAGACGGCGATGCAGTCGCAGTGCGGATGCCTTTCGAAAGGCGTCTTGCCGCATGGCTGTCCGGCGAGGATGACGCATCTTCCGCAGCTCGGCGGTGTCAGGCCGCGCACGTAGGTGGATTGGTAGCAGATGCCGCGAGCGGTCATGCTTGTGGCCGACCGGTGAGTGTCCGCCAGCATGGTGCGCGTCCTGAGCACCAAGGTCACGCCTATGCGGTCCATGGCCACGTCCACCGGAGCGCCGTTGGATACGGCCCGCTTGCCGGTGGTAATCGCCGTCCACATCGTGTCCACGGTATCCATGCCGTTGCCGTTCACACCGACCCACTGCCATGGGTCCGTCCTGTATTCCGGGTGTGCCGCGTTCACGTCGAAGCGTTCCATGATTTTCGGCGTCGATGCGATCGCGTCGGCGGCGGTGTGGTATTGCGCCGTGTCCAATACGCGGAAAAGTTCAGGCATCATGTCCGCGAAGGCGGTGTCGAAGTCTGGTTGCGCGTGCTTATGCCACAGTCTGAGCACCGTCGCGGCCAGCCGGTTGCTTCGACTGCGCAGCAGACGGTTCTGCGCCGTCGCTTCCCATGGAAGCGTCTGCCCCGCCATCGTCGCCGCCATAGTCCACGTCCTTCATGAATTGGCCATAGGATTCGCTGATCTGCTTGGCGAAGTACTCGCGCTCCTTGTCCTTGCGGGCCTCGCTCCAGCCAAGCTCGTCCCATGCCCCCTCGCGGGAAAGGATGCCGGACGCCATGAGCTTCGTGATCGCATCAGCACGCTGAGCGTAGGTAGGCGTGTTCGGATCCTCCCAGTCGCAGCGCACCAGGTTCGCGTTAATGTCGTCGCTGGTGGCGAGCTTGTGCGCCACGGCCATGACCTGCGACCACGCATCGCCGTCAACGGCGTTCTTCAGCTCGACGTTCTTCACCAGTCTCAGCTCGTCGGCGCGGATGGCTCCCTCGGCTGCTGGATTGGCGGTGTTCATTCCGAAATAACGCATCGGAAGACCGGTGATGGCGCTCATCTGCTCGCTCAGCAGGTCGATGACCGTCTTGAAGTTCGACAGGTCAGATGCCGTGAACTGGCCGAATTTCGCGTTCGCGTTCTTGGAGGTGAGCATCGAGTTGAAATAGGTCTTTATCGCCGATGCCGGCTGTCCGGTCTTCGCATCGATAAAGTCGTTGTGCGTGACGCCGATCGCCCATTTGCCTGGCACCGCGTGAGTTTCCATGGCGATCTGCAGGTCGAGGATGGCGCGTGCGGCCATGTCTGTCGGCCGCACTACGTCGGCCATCTCGCTCTCGCCAAGGAAGTCGCCGGCGCGCGGACGGTTGAGGAACTGCACAACAGGGACGACGCCGAGGTGGTGGTCGTCGCGGCCGGTCATGACCCACTTGCCGTGCTGTTTCTCCAGCCAGAGCGTGTATTCGGGCGTGTACAGCGTCGCGTAGTCCGGCGTCCCGTTCTCCCAAGGGTCGAAATATACGCGGAGCGCTGATTCGACGGTTCTCGTGCGCGGGTCGATGCGTGCGATCATGTTCCTGGATGATTCGACGGTGATCAGTGGATGCCGTTTGTCCTTCGGGTTAGCACCGATGCATACGAAGCCGTGGCCCTGCACGCGTGTCTCCGTGTGCAAAAGCACCTGCTGCGATTCCATGTTGTTGTATTCCCAAAGCTCGCGCAGCTCGTTTGACACCTTGTCGTCATTCGGCACGGAGAAGGATTTGACCTGCTGGCGCTGCACGACGCTATCGACCACGATGCGCGGCCAATTCAGCGGAAAAACGAACGAACGGAGTTCAGCCGGCACGGCGATGCCGATGCTCTGGATGACCTGCCGTCCGCGATAATAATCATCCCACTGCCTATGAGGCTTGCGCAGTCGTGCAAGCCGGTAGGTGAGGCTCCTGATGAGCTTCGCGTCATCGTCGGAAAGCCTCGATGCCTTTATCAGCTCCACAAGAGCCTCCTTACCAGCCGTACACCATGACCGGTGAGCCGCCTGCGCTCCAGCCGAGCGCCCTCATGTCGGACGCCGCCTCGTGCGCGAGGATGTCGGCCATGGTTATATCGATCTTCTGATTCTCGCTCGGCTTGCCGAGCACGTACTTGTCGCCTGGCTTGGCGATCCGTCGCGCCGCCATCATGTGCAGTTTCGCCACCGGGTCGTCGCTGTGGGTGGTGGTGCCGTCGGTGGTGTCGGTCATGAAACGGGTGAGCGCATCGTACATGCGGCCGATACGGTTCGTTGGCCACTGCACCACCACATCCTCGCCGAAACGAACACCCCAATCATCGATAAGCGACTCCCACAAATGAGGGTCGCAGTAGAATCGCTTGACCTTGAAATGATTGAACAGGTCGGAAACGGCGGCATCGACCTCGCTGCGTGGGATACGTCCCTCCCATTCGACCGGATTCCAATACGTCGGCCGCCTGTCCACGCCGTAGACGGGTGTGAACCGGTAGCCGCCCACGGTCTCGGCGCGAATCGCCGACCAGTCGCCGGACTGGGAACCGTCGAAGCCGAGGCATATCTCGGTATCGTCGGCCGGATACGGGCGTTCGTCGATGCCGTCATCGTAGAGGGCTTCGGGCATGTAGGAGCCGAGGCCCTGTACGAGCTCGCAGCCGAAGAAACGGCGCGCCTGCGCCGGGTCACGCGGCAACAGTTCCTCGCAGGTCGCCTCAATCGCGTCCAGGTTCACCCACGGCGAACCCCTGTACACGAATTCGAGAATCTTCCGCCGATCATCCTTGTCGGTGAAGTCGAGTTTCGGATCATGCCGGGGGAAGACCTTCATGATGTCCGTCGCCGGCGACTCGTAGGTTGCCTGCCCGAAGCTCGCGTCCATGGGGTCCCACGGGTTCGTGAGCTCCAGCATGCGCCCGTCCATGCCGGTGACGCCACGGAGCACGGTGTCGGCGACCTCGAACATGCCGGAGCGCTTCGTGTACACGCCGGACTCGTCGCACAGGGCGAAGTTCACGGGATTGCCCAGCTTCGAGCGGGCGGAGGCGGTCACGGGGTCGATGCGCCCGCCGTTGGGCAGGCGGATGAAGCCCTCGCGCACCTTCATCAGGTCGTCCAGATGGCCGTTGCGCACCATGGTCTGCAATGGGCGGTACACGTTCGCGGTCTGCTCCTCGCTGTTGGCGAGCAGCTGCACCAACGCGGTGCGTCTGGGCATGCCCATCGGCTCTCCCGGCCGGTAATCGTAGGAGAAGCCGCACCCACACCCCCAGTCCTCGCAGCGGAACTCCTCGCCGCCTTCGGCCCAGCCGCAAAACACGCAGGGGCCCACGGCCTCGAAACAGGCCACGGCAGCGCCGAACGGCGACTTACCAAGCTTCTGGCCGCCGACGATCTGGCCGCGACGCCATTGGAACGCGCCGCCCTGCAACGGGCGCGACGCATTGAACCGCGTACCAGCCTTGACGGTGTAGAAGTCCACCGCGTTCGCCAACTGCCATCCCACGAGGCTGAACGGCTTGTTGAGGTCATAGCCGGAAGGCACCACGCAGTGGGCGCGAGTCCATGCGGCCATCAGGAAGCCCAGCGAGGCTGGAGGCTGCCTACGTTCCGCCATATGACACCTCGCTTATTCCTGCATCGACTGCCATTCGTCGCGCGGATCAGGGAAATCGACTATCTTCGCACTCTTCCTATGCGGCTGGGGTTTCTCGTCGGCCACGATGCGCCAACCGTTCAGCCGCAGCCCCTGAGGGGTGAGCCCGATGGAATCCGCGTAGCGGCACAGGGTCGTCCGGTCGGCGGCCTTCGCGTCGGAAGACTCGCACAGCACGTACTGGCGGACGTAGAGGGCCACCATGTGCTGCAGGTACTTGTACTGCGGGCGGCTCCACGCATACCCCTGCGGGTAGCGCCACAATTCGTTCCACACGTCACGCTCGCGCTCGTTCCACTGCGCCGAAGCTGCGTCGTCGGGCTCGCGATGGAAGCCGTCGTCGTCCTTGAACGTGAACCAGACGACGTACCGCGGCAGCGGGAACTTCGGGTGAGGCCGCCTGTAGCCGTTCGCGGGCAGAGCGAACAGGCCGGCGGCGCGCTGCTGGAACGCCTCGGACGAAGGGTCGGGCATCCTGCCCGCCTTCGCGCGGGCCCCACCGCTGGGCATGGCCAATCACCTCTTCCTTCGACGTGTAGGCATCGGCGTCACGCCCATGTTCCTCGCCACGTCCCGTTGCTGACGTTTCTTGAAGGTGCGATCACGCTCGGACATGACGATGACCTCCAAACCGTAATAATTCCTGTTCGATTCAGTGTCTGAAATGTTTGAAACGCAAAAACTTGCGAGTCACCTCACCGGCGGTCTTGGTCTTGCCGTTCGGGGTACCCCCCTAGGGGTGTCGGCGGGTTGGTTGATTGTATTTTTTCCTGTTTTGGTGTGTGTTTTGTTGTTTTTGTTGTGTGTGCTTGCTTGGCTTGCTGCTTCGTGTCTGTGTTTGCGGTTTGCCTGTTGGCTGCGACTGTGGTTGCTGTTGCGGCTTGGCTTGGTGTCGCGTCCAGTGTTCGGTGCTTGCGGTTGCTTTGTGTTGTCCGTCTTTCCTGTTGCAGCTGCGATGCTCTGGTCCTGTCCAGCTTTGTCTGTTGTCTGTGTGGCCGAGGTCCCATTGGTCTGTGGCTGTGACTGGTTGGCCGCATTTGGCGCAGGTGTGTGTTTCGCCTGCGGCTAGTCGTGCCTCCCATGCCCTGCGGAGGTGGCGGTGTGCCGCATCGTATCCTCTTGCCGTTGAGCTGCCGCGCTGCTGGTTGTATGAGTGGGCGTGAGTGTGGCAGAACCTTTGTCCTTGTGGCACGAGCTGCGGGCAATTGTGCCAGGCGCAACGTCTCATACTCATGTGATCGATCCTCCATCATGATGCGCCGTGGATGGTGTGGGCGTCCTAGACCGAAGCCGGAGGGCAATACGATATTCGAAAATCAGAATCCTCCCCTACGTGCCGATACTTCACGCGCCGAGAGGGACCGCTGCTCTACCGGCTGAGCTACGCGCATGGGTGGTCATGCCGGTTGATTGCCATGGCACATGACCATTGGGGGGATATGAGTAAAGCCCCTGAGATGTATGTCCCAGAGGCTTTCGCACTTATCCTGATACGGAGTATACCACGGGATGGCGGCAGCCTACTCCCGCTTGGGTTTTGTGTTTCGCGTGTCAGGTGTTCTGGAGGTCGTTTTGGTGTCGAGTCTTGGACATGGCGAAAGCCACGATTTCGCGGATGTTGAACTCCCAGTAGCCGTTTTCGACGGGCTTGCTGCTGGGCAGTTTGCCGCGGCGCAATGCGTCGGTGATGGTCTTGCGGCTTACCTCGTACCCGTAGTTCTCGCGCAGCCATTGGCTCATGCCTGCCGGCGTCTTGGTCAGGTGCATTGATTCGGCCTTGGCTTGGCTTTGTTCGCGAAGCTCCTGCACGTTGATGGGGTTGCCGCATTTGCAGAGTCTCAGCGTCTCGCCCTTCGCGGCCGTCACCTCGCGTCCGCATTCGGGGCAGACGCCGATTATCCGGCGCGTGCGTGGCCTGCGGTCCACGAGCGGTTCGATGCGCTCGCAGGTGTGGATGAGCCATGTCAGCCAATGTCCCGAACGGCTGGCGCGGCATAGGTCGGGCAGTCGTCGTGGCGAGTCCCTGAGCAGGGTCTGCCATCTCGGACGGCTTTCCACGCCGGTTTCGTTCCACATGTCCTGCAAGCCGTCCTCGGTCTGGTCGAGCATGTCCTGCGCGTGGAGGTTGATGGGCGCGGGCGCCGCGCCTCCTTGCGGTTTGCCGCCCGCTCCGGGTTCTCCGAGCTTGTAGGCGTGACGGGACACCTGTTGCAGGAGCATCATGTCATGGCGGAGCCGGTGGAGTGTTTTCGCGTAGACGCGGCGGCAGTCCCGGCAGAGCGTCCATGGTGCCTCGACCTGCTGGTTGCCGCAGTATTGGCATGGTTCGGTGGTGATGAACATTATGTTGGAACCCTCCACGTTCCGGCTATCATGGTGCTTGGTGAGCGTGCCCTCCATCTTTTCGGTGGAGGGTTTCGTTTTTTTACGCTGAATTCAGTGTTTTTGCGCTGAATTCAAATCAATGATTCGATGAATTCGGGCGTGAAATCATCCTTGTGGGGTGCGGGCGTTTCAGGATGGGCGATGATGTACAGCACCTCATCCAATGGCACGCCGAGCAGTTTCGCCGTGTATTCGGGCGTGGCCGCTTTGCTCCGATGCCATTTGAGTATTTCCTCGCGTTTGAGACTGCTTACGCTCATGATTCCTCCTTGAGCGTGGCGACATATGCGATGGCCTTGCGTTCACGCTTCGCGTACCTCTCGCACTTGCGTTTGAGACGTTTGAGGCTCATGGCGTACAGGTAGTCTCTGAAGTCGCCGTCCTCGCAGATTTTGGCTTGATAACGGCCGTAGTCGCTTCCCGCGCTGATATGCGCGACCAAATGGTCTGTAAGCTGAATCTCGTTCATGCGTTCTCCTTTCGATATGGGTTTGGCGTGTATTCGGGCGATTCCTCGCCGGGCATGGGATTCATGTTCTTGACGGCTTGGATATACCCTTCCTCCCATGCTTTTTCGGCTGTCTGCCGGTCATGCTCCTTGAGCCATGCTTGATAGGCGGCTCGGCCTGCCTCGATGGTTGACTGGCCTGTACCGAAGCAACTCAATTCGACGGCGGATTGGACCAAATCGTCATACACTCGTGGTTTCATTCCTCCACCTCGGTTTCCTCGCCGTACTCGCCGTAGAGTTGGTCTGCCGCATCCTTGGTCGTGTAGAGGCATTTCGCGGGAGCGTGTTCGTAGTCGTAGATGGCGGCTGCGATGACCTTTCGAAACTCCTCACGGGTGAATGTCCTCGCCTTATAGCTCATCGTCCGTGCTCCTTTCGGTCTTGGAGTCCCAGAGTCGTTCTCAACTGTTGCAGGCAGCTGATGGCGTACAGGGTCTCGCGGTCCACCGTGCCGGTGGGCACCACGCTCGAAAGCGCCTCGTCCAGTTTCTTCAGTCTGGTCTCAAGATCCTCGGTGCGGGTCCACCGGCTGATCTGGTAGCCGTGGCGGCTGAGGATGTCGCACACCCGTTCGAACGCCTTGGACTGTGCCTGTATACGTCGTGCCTCGGTGGGTTCCTGCAACTGTTCGAGCTGTTGGAGCCGCAACGCCATCTTCGTCCCGAGCGCACGGCCTATGCCTTTCATCGCCTCTCGCTGTGCGACATACTCGGCGGCGGTCTCGTAATGCCCGTACCGGTCCGGCCGTTCGCTGGCGGCGAGCTTTTTCAGCAGCCGGTGTTCGACCTGCCGGGTGTCACCATGACTTGGGTTGGGTTTGCGCCGGTATCTCAACGTGCGTTTGGACGGGTCGTAGTACATGAGGCCAACCGGCTCGGGCACCTCGCTGCGGTCGATCATGCGGGCGGGGCAGACGAGGGTGAGATCGTCCACGTAATTCTTGTAGCACAGGTATTTCGCGTCGCGGAGGAAATCGCCGCGACTCACCTTGACCTCGAATCCGCTGATCCATGTGTCCCCACGCCAGTTGACCTCCAACGCCACGCCGTCCAGACGCAGCACCGTGTCATTCGGCTCAGTGACCGAAATCTCCGACCAATACCCGTCACCGTCACGCCGGTAACGGGAGGCGAGTGCGCAATTGATGTCCATGGCAGTCACGTCACCGTTCATCGTCTGCCTCCCATTTCCTTCTCGTGTGCCATGATTTCCACGTCATTGGCGAGCATGAGATGCGCCTGGGCGCGGGTCATTGATTTCAATGTCTGCGGGCCGTTGGCGGCCATCCAGCCGAGAGCATCCACTTTCTTCTCGAGCAGATGGGTCTGCGTCGCGAGTTCGCGCAATCGTCCAACAAGCAGTGCGGTCATCGGCTCTCCTTTCCCTATGCCGGCGAGCGCCGGCGTTGTTTCTTTTTTGGTTGTTGGTGTTTTATTGGTTTTCGTTGTGTGTGGGGCAGTAGAGGTGGCCTCGTTGGATGCCTTTGTTGCCTTCTTGCCAGCCGTGTTGGAGTGCGGTTTGGATGGCGGTGTTGGTGTCGTGGATGTTGAGCCATTCGTTGTCCATGTCGCCGGTGTAGTCGCCGTCTGCTGTGATGTCTCCGGTGTCCTGGTTTTCCCGGAATTCGAGGCTGTTGTTGCATCCGATGGCGTCGCAGCGGATTTCCCAGGCGTGTTCTTCGATGGTTTTGGTGATGATTCGTGTGGTGGAGTCTGTGTAGGTTTTGACGCTCATTGGTGTTCCTTTGCTCGTTTCTTGTGTTCGTAGCGGCGTTTCATTGCCCGGAATTCGTCGGGGTGCTCCTGTTGCCATCGGTGTTGGTAGTCGTTGACTCGCTTGCGGTATGCGGGGTCGTGTTTGCGTCTCCATTTGAGCCAGCAGTTGATGCATAGACCGTCCATGCGGATATGCCGGCGAGCGCCGCTGATGTCGCAGATGATGCAATGTTTGTCGTCGGTTTCGTCTGCGGGTTGGAGGTGGTGGGGTTCGAGGTTGAGCCGGCATCGGTGGATGTACTTGTCCAGGTTGTTCATGGTTTCGTCTTCCTCTCGCCTTGCTTCGTCTTTCTTCGTCTCAGGTTCTCCTTGCATTGACTGCAGAGGATCGGGGTGCCGGCGTGCGGCCTGCATTCCTTGCCGCAGTTGGTGCAGTGCAATGGGTGTTTGGCGGGTGTGGAGGATGGTCGTATCGACCCGGTTTCGGCTATCGATGTGAGCGCCCAATCCAATTGGTCGAGGTCACGGGTCTTGCATGCGTGGCATACCGCGCCCGCCTTCATGTTCGACAATCCCGTGCCGGCGAGTGATTCCCACAACGCCCAGACGGCCGTGTACAGGTCCTCGCCGCCCTTGAGCCTCGCGTAGAGCGGGCTGGCCAGTATCATCCGGGCCGCTTCCTTGTGCGACCTGGCGTCCGCCTTCATGCGTTGGCGTTGCTTCTCGTTCGTCTGTTCGAACGTCATGTTTCCCTTCCCTTAGCCGGCGAGCGCCGGCTTGTTTCCGTGTCGGTTTGCTTGCGTGTGTTATCTGGGGTTGCCGTCCCGGTCGCAGAGCGTGTATCCGCCTTGGTTGTCGAGGAGCAGCCAGCCTTGGTGCGCGTCCCATACGGGGACGGTTTCGGGATGGTCTTCGCCCATGCTGACTATCCACCCGTATTCCATCGCCGTTTTGGGATGGTTGTGCACCCATCCGTGGCAGCCGGTGGTTCCCGATCCGCATAAATGGATGAGGTTGGCTGGCAGATGCAGTCCGGGGAACGGGTGGCTTCTCATGTGTCGGTGGTGGAGGCTGTGGCCGCTCCAGATGTGGTCCAATTCGTTGCCGCATCGCAGGCACCGGTAGTGGTCTCGTCTGGCGGTCAGCCTGTGTGTTTCCCGTGTGGGGTTGGTGCGGCTCATTTGACGAGGTCCAGCCATTCGATGTATTCGCTGATGTCCGTGTCCAGGCAGTCCGTCACACGATGCGGTTTCGTCTGCGTGTAATGCTCGTACGGGTCTGCTCCCAACGCGGTTTGGGTCAACCGGATGGCGGTCATGTCCAACGCGCGGTAGGAGAGCAGCTTGTGGAAGCGTCCCCACTGGTCCTCGGTGAACAGGTAATGCTCCAGGAACGGCAGGTCGAAGCCCATCATGTTCGTGCCCGCCGGATGCAGCACACGGGTTTCCGCCATCGACTGGGTGAAATCGATGACGGCGAGCGCCACACGCGCCGTGGAGCATAGTTCGGGGCTCGCATCGATGACCTCGTCGATGAGCCCGTTCTCCTCATGCATCCGATGCGCGTAGGCGAAACTCCTGTCCGTGGGCAGTACGCCGGGTTTTATCACCGACTCGTAACGCGCGTACTCGGTTTTCGCGTCCATGCTCGTGCACCTCAAGCCGATTTCCAGCATCAGGTCGGTACGCGGATCCGTGCCGGTGGTCTCGATGTCAACCCACAAGAGGGCTTCGGTTTTCCTGGTCATGCGATTTCCTCCAAATCGTCCTTCATGAGTCCCAAGGCGGCGAGCGCTTCGGTTTCGGTTTTTCCTTGGTTGAGCAGTTCCGCCGCTTGCAATGCCAGCGGGTCGTTGTCCGGCGCGTCACGGTTCAGCAGGTTGAGCACGTGCGTGCACCCGTAGCTGTGCCGGTGGGGTTTCCGGGGTGGCGGCGTGGGATGGGCGAAGCCGCCTGCGAGCGCCGGCTCGGTTCGATTGGTGTTGCCGAGTCCGAGTTCGCGGCCGCGTCTCAGCCAGTTGCGGAACGCCGCCGCCGGGTCTGCCGGCAGATGGCCTCCGGCTATCGCATGGTCGCGGAACTTGGCGAGTTCGGCGTCCAGGTCGAGTCCGATTTCGTCGGCGAGCTGCCGGTGCGACTGGTCGGGGGTGAGGTTGGCGAGCGCTTGGAGTCGTGTGGTGTCGGGTTTTTCGGTTTTGCTGGCGCGCGTACTCTCTCTTGACGGTTCTATTGACGGTTCCTGTGACGGTTTGGGTGAAGTGGGTTTCACCCCTGAAACGAAGTGGGTTTCACCAGTGGGGTGAAGTGGGTTGCACCCCTCGGGTGAAGTGGGTTTCACCAGTGGGGTGAAGTGGGTTTCACCGGTGCAACCTGTTTCGGGGGTGCAATGGGTTTCACCCCTCTCAACCGTTGCGTCCATTGGGGTTTCGCCCTTTTTGGTCTTCGGGAACAGCTTGTAGACGACCGGTCGGCGTCCCTTCGCGTATTTGGCCACGAGTTTCTGGTCGCCCTTGCGGATCAGACGCATCTGTTCGAGCTTCCTCAACAGCAGTTGGATGCTGCGTTCGCTTTTCTCCGTCTCCTCCGCCATGGTCTTCACGCTCGGCCATGCCATGCCCTCGTCGTTCGCGTAATCCGCGAGCACGATAAGCAGCAGTTTCGCCGTGCTGTCCCCATGCAATCGGGTCTTCTTGGCCTTCGCCACCAGTTCGATGCTCACGGTTCCGCCCTCTTTATCTCCACGCCGGTCACATGGGCCGACTCGTCCAACAGACGCAGCATGTCCATGAGCAGCATCGGCGTGACCCCCGCACCCACCTCGGCGCGCGAATCAACCACCAGACGCTCCACGCTCGCCGGCGCGTCATCGCCGTTGCGTACCCTGATCGTCACTTTCGTGTTCACTGCTCCAGCCCCTTCCTCTCCGCGTCCGACACCGCATATCCGGCCGACTCGAGGATCCCGTAGTAGGCGTTCAACATCTTGGGGTCGCGCTGGTACGCCTGACGGTCCCACGTGTCCGTGTCTATCGCGCCCTCCCTGCGGGCCAGCAGGAGGAGCAGGAGCTCCACGCTCCGGCGGGAGGGCACCGACTGGCGGCGGCGCAGTTCCGCCGCGTTTTCGGCGACGTTGAGCGTGTACACGCCATGCTCCGGGTCCTTGTCCACTACCGGCAACGGTTTCGCGAACGAGGAGTATGCCTTGACCACGCGAGTCCAGCCGTTCGAGTCCAGGCTCGTGCCGTACATGTAATCGCCGGCACCCATCAGCTCCAACAGGGTCAGACGTTCCGTCATGTCGCGCAATACGTCCGCCTTCAATACAGGAACGGTTGTTCGGATCCATTCGCGGCGCAGTTCGGCCGACGCCTGGGCGAGCTCCCTGATCCCATGCCGGCGTTCTCGCTCCATCCGGCGTTTCGCCTCGGCCTGCTCGTCGGGTTTCGTCACTGTATTCCTGTCCGGCGTGTAGGCGACCACGCTTCCCGCGTCCTCTAAGATGCTGATGACCACTCCGGGATGCGATCCCTCTGCCATCCAGTCCTTCCACTGCTTGGAGAACGGGCCCGGATAATCCTGGCCGAAACGCCGCTGCCTCTCGTAGCCTGTCGGGTTCGCCCACATGTCCTCCGTTTTGAGGTTGTCGGGCAGCATGGGCAGATTGTTGGATTCGGCCCACAGGCGCGCGGCCTGCACCCATTCGCGCCGGTCGCGTTCGCGGCGCAGCCGGTTGAGCTGCCATTCGAAATCATTGGAACCGGCCTTGGCGGCGAGCATGGCCTGCGCCTTCTCGTCGCCGTCGAATTCCGCGATGTCCTCCAACTCGGAGAGCGACAGTTGCGCGAACGCGGGCGACGCCTCGCGCACCGATCGGGGGATGGACGCTATTCTCAGCCGGCCGCGCACCAGTCTCATGCTGCGCCCGGTGCGTTCGGCCATCTCCTTGACCTTCACGCCCAAGTCCAGGAGCCCCTGATAGCCGTCGGCCTCCTCCAACGGGGTCAGGTCCACGCGCTGCGTGTTCTCCACGAGCATCAGCTCGCGTTCCTCGCGCGCCGTCATCCCCTCCACGCGGCACGGCACCATGTCCAGGCCGGCAATCTTCGCGGCCGCGAGCCTTCGATGCCCGATGACCACGCGGTACATGGGCCTGCCGTCCCGGTCGCCGGACGGGGTGACCAGCAGCTCCTGTTTGATGCCCTGCGCCCTGATGCTGTCCGCCAGCTCCCTTACGTCGCCCACGTCCCTGCGCGGGTTATGAGGGTTCGGCATCAATTGCGATACCGGAATGTCCACGATGGTGATGGCCATGATATTTCTCCTTGCCTAGAATTCGGGGTCCGCGTCGAAACCGTCGGACGGTGGCGCCGGTTGCCGCGAGGCCCACGGGTCCGGTTCCTGCGACTGCTGTTGCTGGTTGAATGGGTCGGTGGCGGGTGGTTGCGGCGCGGCCTGCTGCCAGCCCGACTGTTGCGGATTGCCGTAAGTGGATCCACCCGAATACGACTGGCCCTGCCGGACGCCGTTGGACTTGGATTGCCTGGCCACGGCCGCGACCGCATACCGCAGGCTCGGACCTATCTCGTCGACCTGCAATTCCACGATCGTGCGGTTCGACCCGTCCTGCGCCTGATAGGAACGTTGCTGCAGACGGCCCATCACGATCACGCGCACGCCCTTCTTCAACGACTGCGCGATATGGTCGGCCATGTCACGCCAGGCACTGCAGCGCATGAACAAAGCCTGACCGTCCTCGTACTGGTTCGTCTGACGGTTCCACACGCGCGGCGTGGAAGCAACCGTGAAATTCGCGACCGTCGCCCCGGTGCCGATCGTGCGAATCTCCGGATCCGCAGTCAGGTTGCCCACAATGGTGAGCGTCGTCTCTCCGGCCATCACCTGCTCCTCCTGAAATGTTTCTTATTCGCGTATTCCACGACCGCCGAGACCCTGCGCGACGGCCGGTCGACCGTGATGACACCCGGCTTCGGCACCAGATAGATGCGGGGGTTACGCATGTCCGTGTTCAAATCAGCCAGACGCTCATAGAATTCCTCTATGAGCTCGCCCGGCGTCATGCGCATCCCCTCGTCCGTTATGGGCGCGGTCAACGTTGCCGTGCCCATAACGGCGTCTCCGGCGTTAACGTGAGCCCGGCCTCGTGGATGCTCAGGCCAATGAGGCTCGCCAACGACTGGCGTGTGGGGTGGGCGGTCAGGATGTCCAGGTTGGGCAGCAGCCGGTCCGCGACCGCAAGCCACATGTCGTTGTCATCGGCGCTCATGCGGCCTCCGTCCTGTATTGCAGCTTGTTCTCGGTCGCCCAGCGGGTCAGTTCGTCGATGGGGTAGACCACCTGGCGTGTGTCCCTTTTCCTGCCTTCGCGTTTCACCCCGCGTTTGCGGAATCGCGGGCCTCCTCCCGTGTAGCGCAGGTTCTCAAGCGTGTGCTTGGCGACCGTGTGGTTGAGGAATTCGACGGCCTGTTTCGTGGTGAGCTCCCGAATCGATTCATCCATCGGAGTATCCTTTCTGTTGAGAGTTTTTCTTCTCGCCCCCGTGCCAGCGGGGGCTTTTCCTTTTTTGCGTAACCTTGCGTTCGTGGACGGCCACGGAATCGAACCGTGGTCCCGGTCTTTGCCGCGCACACATGACCTACGCGATCTCGACTGGGGGCAACCTGCACCGCCTTGGGCGGGATATCGGAGAATAGACCAAAGCCGACATCCCGCCGGTGCAAGAAAACTGACACCGTATCTGTCAGTCGGTTTTCAGTTATCAACGTGGGTTACCGGTTTTCCTTCCGCTATGCCAGACGGTTTTCCACGTCATCCGGCAAGACTTATTCGATGCCCGCCTCGCTCAACACCAGTGCGATCAGTCTGAGTGGAACGAACCCGAAGCCCATGAGCGCGGCCAAACCGTTGCCGATGGGATGCGCGCACCCCATGTGGGTCAGCATCCAGCAGACGCACGCCGCGCACACGAGAATCCAGAAGACGAGACGACTCATGAAACCTTGGGACGGCTCGGTGGCTTCCGGCTTCCGGTAGCCGCTGGCGTGCTGGCCGTAATCCTTGGTGTTCATTTCGAGTCCTTGAGTGCTTGGTTGATTTCCGCTTTCATGGCCTTCAGGCCGCTCTTGGTGACCCTCTGGATCGTGTGTCCGTCAAGGGTGACGGAGAAGAGGCACGGGTATCCACGGGACTCCAACTCTGGGGTGCGCGCCACCCGGAACTCACGACAGTCGTTACTGGAAAGGACGGCCATCACGCCACCTCCTTGCCGTTGGTGTCGAGCGCGGTGGCCAAGGTCTTGACCGGGTCTCCGCCCGATAACTGCTGTGCGGCCACGAACGCGGCGAGGCTCATGTCGTCGCCGTCGAGCCATTTGGCGATGGTCATGCGGTTGCGGTTGCTGGCGTCGGCGATGCTGGTTATCTTGGTCTTGGACAGCAGCACGCGGTTGCGGGTGTCATGGGTCGCCCGTTTTGCGACTTCAATTGCTGGTAGATTAGACATGTGCAACTTCTTTCGAAGAGGAGGGGAAAATGAACGCTGCGGAGTTTCTGTATGATTTCTTCGACAAGGAAAGTGTTTATGATGCCGACCAAGCCGGATACCGTTTCCCTGATCTGGTCGCCGCTCTCGATGAAATCGGGAAAGCGACTGACCAGTGGGAAAGGGAAGGACGACGCGTCAAAGGATTTCGCTCTTCTCTGCCTCGGTGGCGTAAATCCGTGACGATGGCGTTCACGGATACCGGCGAGATTCGTTGGGGTGAGATCAGCGGCCCCGTTGGCACGTCCGATTTCATGTCCGACGCCGACAAGGACTTGTTGATGTACGCGGCTGAGCTGCTTGATTCATGCACGCTTCGGTTCACCGAAGAGCAACGGAACAATGTCAGGAATCTCGTCAGCGAGGCCAACACTGTCCTCAGAGGAATCGCGGACGGCATGCCCGATGGTCTGGCCTTGTACCTGTCACGGCTTCTGAGAGAAACAGAGACCGCATTGGACGAGTACGCCATCACGGGCGATTTCGTGCTTGACCGAGCAGTGAGCCGTTTGCGTGAGGCGTTGGACATTGCCATGGTGCAGACCCCCGAAGATAAGCAGTCGATGTGGGATAAAGTCAAGGATTTAGGTAAGCAGCTGGCTATCGGGTACATGATTGAGGCTCCGGCTCTTGCTCTGACCGCCGCCCAGATGTTTCCGCCCCAGATCGGCGGTTGACCTCGGTAAGGATGTTGTTGGATACCGTCACCTCGTATTTGTCGATGGCATCCTTGGTCAACGTGCCTTCACGGAGCATGCGGCGTATGTCCTTGCAGAAACCCATCACGAGGTTCATATACAAGTGCAGTTCCTTGGTCGAAAGCTGTCTGAAATCAGTTGAGGACATCTCAACCACCTCCAGTATGTAAGCTTGTGATTACTGAAAAGTAATGTTAGCTAACGCTTACAATTTAAGCAAGTGCGGCGTGTCTCCATGTGCTTACACGTATGTTTGAGCCATGGCAGCAAAGATTGAATGGACGGCAATGGATTACGCCGCAAAAGATGCCTTGGCGAAGATAATTGATGATTCCGCCTTGGCGTATAGAGTGATTGCCGAACGCATGGGTGGTGTGGTCAGCCATGTCCGAGTCGGATATATTCACAACGGCGAGAAGTCACCCGTTCGTCTTTCTGAATTTTTGGCGATCTGTGATGTGTGCAATGCCGACCCGGTGCAGACGTTGCGGGACATCATCGCCGAGGCGAAGCGTATCGAAGAAGAGCAAAAGCGCGAGCGTCGCGTGGAGGAGACGAAGCGTATTCTGGCGGATAACCCGATGGAGCTTGCGGCCTACACCGACCCGGACAAGGAGAAGTACATCGAATACGGGAACGGGGATGATCCAGCATGAGACCGTTGCCGTTGAACCTGAGAGACACCTATGGCCATGTGCGCATGGCCGTCTACAGTGCCGGACTCGACGTAGAGATACGCAGCGCCGACCACCTGCCCAACGGCATGATGGGCTGCTACAGCGAGCGCACTCGCACGATACTCATAGACCGTCGTCTCCCATACGTGGCCAAACGATGCACCCTCGTGCATGAGCTGGTCCACTGGTCCCACGGTGATGACCGGTGTGGCCTGCATGAGATGCGCACCCGTGCGGAGACGGCTCGGCTATTGATATCGCCAACCGAATACGCGCTGGCCGAACGAATGTACGACAGCAACCCTTACCAGATTGCCGCTGAACTCAACGTGACCGTCCAAGTCATAGAAGATTACAAGAACTGGCTGCACGAAAATGTAACCAATTAGAGAAAGAGAATCCGAAAATGGAGAAGAAGAAAACAGACTGGACCGGATTCGGCCCTATGATAATCGCAATAATCGTAGGCTTGTTTATTTGGGGACTGTGCACGAATTGGTGGTCAAACGACAGAGATTCATCGTCTCAGAGCAACTCATCGACGGTGACGGACGGACATGCCCTAGCGGCCTGCAAGAGAAAAGCAAACATCGAAGCCCCGCAGGGATTCGACTACAAGCTCAGCAACGTTGACATCACCAACAACAACGACGGAACGACGACCATCGTTTTCAGCGACGTCCTCGTCAACAACGCTGTGACGCAGACGATCCGCTGTGATGTGGGCGGCACGAACGACAATCCATCGGTACTTTCATTCGGCGCGATAAATTAGGAGACAGGACATGAGTACGGTGAAGAAAATGGCCGCGGTCATGATGTCGGCGTTTTTGCTAGCCTCGTCTGCAGCTTGCGGCGAATTCGCGAAAACGCATGAGCTCAGCAAACAGTCATTCGTTGACGATTACGGGTATTCGGAAGAATACTGGCCTTGGTCGGCGGACGATACGACCGTCGAATGCAAAGACCATAACGCCGTCGTCATGACAATCGACGGAACGACTTACCCGCTCAACGGGATGGCAAAAGATTGGAAATACGCCAACGGCGACCTGAACAACGTATGGAAAGACAATCCCGATGTTGACGGGTTGAAGGTTGATGTCAGCGATTACAACCACATAGCACTCGGTTTCTGCGGCATCGATTCACCGTCGCTACATGATTCGACCAATTAAAAAGAATTGCCCTGCCGGCGTTGCAGCGCCAACAGGGCGGTTTGAAGAATCCAGCTAGTTCAAGAAAGGAGGACGCTTCGCCTACCTATCCTAATCGATAGGCGGGGCGAAGCGTACTCGAAATGTCAGCTGTTTTAACCAAGTACGGGATTCGGTGCCTGTTCCGGCACACAGAAGTTGACATACGCGGCATGAGCGTCATCGCCGTCGATAGTGACTCTGAATTGGTAGTCGCCAGGGGAAAGCGGCATGCCGTTGGCGAAGTCGAGCGCATTCATAGAACGTCCGCCGATGTGGTTCTTCTGTTCGAGATTCAGCCCGGCGACACTTTCGACGGTGACGATATTGGCGACGCGAACCGGCTGAGGAACAGGCCCTGCCAGTTCAACGACGGAACCGGAAGCATTACGCAGCGAATATTCCACGGTCATCTCGCATGGGCACAGGCTACCGGGTATACGGATTTCGGCGAATACGGAAAACCGGGTGGTGAGGCCGGTCGGAGTCAGAGGTATGATTCCGCCACCCACGCCGACAAGGTTTGCCTTGCCCCCATTATCCACATTCGCATAATCGGCGATGGTCAGATTAATTACAGCCTGTTCGGATACGTTGCTCATGGTCTATGCCACCATCATTTTCGGGGTCTTCGTCTCGACGGACGCAACATAGGTGGACAAAGGCTTCTGGATGGGCATATTAATGCTCATTTTGGGATCAGGATTAAACAGCACGATATTCTCGGAAAGAATCTCGGCCCCATCGTCAGTGTATTCGGTGATGCCGGTCGGCTGATGGTCGTTGAAATAGAAGTCCACGCCTTCCCACACGTTTTTGCGTGTTTCGGCGAACGTGTCGCCGGCGGCGGAGAATCCCGGCATATCATCGGATTCGGCCCACCATACGCCGTCTTCCCTGTGATAGGTGATGTTCACCTGTCGTGTATCCATGTTGCGCCTCTTCATTTCTGCCCGAGGATACCGCGGATCTCCTCTTCGGATAACCCGACGTCCTTCACCAGTGTCTTCTTCACCAATCCGGGCGGAACAGTCTGCCCGTCATGGAAGGCAAAGGTCAACGGTGGACGACCCTCCGCCTTCATTCTTTTATGCGAACCATTCGCGCGGTCAATCCCGTATCCCAGACCACGAAGGATACGGAACAGGTCCGAGGCCTTCATCGATGGGTATACGATCGGCATGCGCGATTGCCTTTCGGTTGGTTCAATTCAGCAACAGTCCCATTAAATCACATTAAAACCGGTTAAAACGTGAATCTTCCATTATTGAGCAGGTAATAAAATGGCTAACGTCACCAGATACAAGACAACCAAAGGCGAAACCAGATACCGTGTGAGGTATCGCAAGCCGGATGGCACGCAGACCGACAAGCGCGGATTCCGCCGCAAGATCGACGCGGAGAACTGGGCGGCCGAACACGTCACCATCGCAAAAGCAACCGATATGTTCGTTGATCCGCAGGCGGGGAACCGGCTCATAGGGGAGTTGCACGATGAATGGCTGGCCGAACGCAAACCGTTTTGGAAGCCCTCGCACATAGGCCGGGAGCAATGCCTGTGGCGCACTCATTGCGTTGATGTGTGGAGCGGGCGGAGAATCAACGGCATCACCCACGGCGAAGTGCAGCGCTGGGTCAGCGAACTTGCCTCGCGTCGTTCCGCGACCGTGGTCATCGGCGCATACGGGATACTGGCCGCCATCTGCCGTAACGCCGTCCGCGACAAGCTCATACTCCATAATCCGTGCGAGGGCATCGAACTGCCCCGGAAGCCGCAGCGCAAGCAGAAGCACGTATACCTGACCGCCAGCCAGGTCATCGAATTCGCCGACGAGGCGCGCAACGCAAAACGGTTCGGTGATGTGCGCCGCGCGCTCGTGCTCACTTTGGGCTTCTGCGGACTGAGGTGGGGCGAGGCTTCCGGCCTGCGCGTCGAGGACGTGGACTTGCGGCAGGGCGTGCTGCGTATCAGGCACAACACCGTGCAGGTCAACGGCAAGCCGGTCGATGGCACCCCGAAGAGCAGCGAGCAGCGCATCGTGCCCATACCACGCATCGTCATTGACGCGCTCGGGCCACTGCTCACGGACAAGAAGCCCCTTGACCGGGTGTTCACCGACCCGAACGGCCGGCCCATCCGCCAGCAGGCCGCGACCGACAATCCCACGAACCACTCATGGTGGCCGGAAGCGCTGCGTCGTCTCGGCTGGGACCCGTCGATGTGGCCGTCCCCGCATGACATGCGGCACACGTTCGCCTCACTGGCCGTGCATGCCGGGGCGAACGTCAAGGCCTTGCAAAGGGTTATGGGACATGCTTCGGCGAGCATGACACTGGACGTGTACGCCGATCTGTTCGACGGCGACCTGATGGATGTGGCTCGCATGATCGATGCGACCATACAGATTGAGACCGGTCGTGGGGGATGTGGGCAAAATGTGGGCAAGACCGTTTCGGAGACACCGAAGGCAGGTAGAAAAACGTTGAAATCATTGGGTTCTGCGGTTTCGGTTGGGTAGGGTCCCCGAATTCGCCCACGTAGACTACGCCATGTGAGGTGGTGACTACCAAATCTGCGGC